ATAAAATCCCCCTTTCGTGCCAAATTATTGCACAAAAAAAGATGTACTGCAAAGAGTCAATTTTGACTAAATACAGTACATTTTTATTGTAATTTTACATTTTTATCTAAATAAATTTTGTATATTTCAGCTATTTTTATAAATAAAAATACAATTTTTAACCATTGCTAACTTCATATAAATATTTACTAAATACCCATACTACTCTACCATCTATAATAAGTTTAGCTGAATTACTTTTTGTGTCTATATCTTCCACAGTATAAATGCTATCATTCTTAACATATGAATTACTACCACTTAGGATTTGGTCTTTTGTAGGGTTTCCATTTACATCGCATTCTACAAACGGCCCTGTTGGTAACCAGTGATAAGATTTTACTTTTTCGGCTTTATATGAATTATAAGAGCAACCTGTTAGTTGACAACAACCGAACAAATTACTTGACAATGGACTTTTTAGAATATCTACTTTAAATACTCCATTAAATTTTACTTTACTACCTTTGTAAAGTATTTGGTCTGCACCTTGAGGTTGTGGATTATTTACTGGCACTTTATCTGTTGTTCTCCAATGACCTCCCATGCCATTTAATATATTGGTATTATCAACGAAATAACAATCATCTAGATCATATTCATTATTAAAATGATAGTTTCCATATTGATTTTTAATCCAACTTGTGTCAGCACTTTGTGATACTTCAATATGGCAATGTACTCCAGTCATGTTTGAAAAGCCTTTATTTCCCATATTACCTAGCTGATTACCTTGAGGTACAACTTGTCCTATCTTTACATCCATACTATTATCATGTGCAGTCATAAAAGTAGCATAATCTATTCTTCCGTTTGAAAATCTTACTTTACTTGTTGACTGCCACATAACTTGACCTGTAGCACTATATTTTTTCAGTGCTTTACAAGTACAAGGTGCATAATAAGGATATTTAGTTCCAGCTATCTTTCCAGCCACATCATTTGCCATAATGCCTTTATGAGAATAATTACTGTTTGAACCTTGAGTTATCCTCATATCTGTGAAAGGACATAGAAAATCTTCTATACCTCCACGAACTGATTTTTGTCCTTTTTGCATATTAAATCACTTCCTCTATTTCTTTATCTTCTTCACCTGACAACCATGCTATCATATTAATTTCTTCATCTGTTCTATTATCTATTGTAGCCATTTTTATTCACTCTCCTTCTTTTTATTAAAGAAATATGTCATTACCGCACCATACGAAGTACTAAATAGCATTAATACTTCCTTATTAACCTCGAACGGTACAAATAATAACACAACCATTGCTAATGTCATTATTACTGTTACAAAACTCTTTAAATCATCCCATGCTTTTTTCATAAATTATTTACCTCTTTTCTAAATTATTTTTTATTTCTTCCACAATAAATTGTGTGTGCTCAGTTTTTTTATCATGTGTAAGCATTATTTCTTTCTGTTCATCCATTGATTGTTGAACGAGATTCATACTTTGCTGTAATAGTGTTAAACTTTTTTCTGTATTTTTTCCTGAAACAGATATTTCCCCAAGACATTTCTCATTTTGTTTCAGTGTCATTTTAATGTCTTTTTTATTTGTGAACCAGTCGTAGATAAATAGTCCTACAATCACAAAACCAATGCCATAGTTAAAAACAAGTTGTACTATATTTTCCATGTTTACCTCCTAACTCAAATCACTATTCTGCTTTTCATCTGATTGTGTATTATCTGCAGCTGTAACATCATTTGTAGTTGATTGTAATTCATTTAATTTGTTATCTATATAACTATTAATATAATTTTCTATTGATAGTTTAAAATCTTTATAGTATTTAGCATTGATTTTTGGTAATAAATCACTATCAGTAAATATGTTAGTTACTTCGTTATACGACAAAGGCATATCTACAATTCCTAAATCAACTTCATAAGGTGTTTCTAATACATAATAAACTTCTGTATTATGAGTTGATAGCCAATTGTTGAACCCATTATTCGAAACTTCCTCGAGTCTTGATTGTGAAATCTTTATTTGCAATAGATTATTACTTGAACCACCGGTAGAGATATTTTCAGAATTACTTGCCCAACCATTAGATAAATAAGTAAATTTATCAGAAATCATTGTTGAGCCTGATTTGATAACAGCTCCTATATTAAATTGCACAACGAATTTATCATCATTAATTACTTTTGAATAACTAATTGGTTGAGTTCCGTTTAAAACAACCTTACTTATCCTATTATTCAATACTAAATGATGTTTTCCGTCCTCTCTATAAACTACTTTTAGCGTATCTTTATAAGTGCCATCAATTTTACCTATAAATTCTCCTTCTGGAAGTTTGGCTGTTATTTGAGAATAAAGGTGGTCGACGTAGGAAGTAACGGTTGTGCCTTGTTCTATTTGAATATTGCCAGTAGTAAATAAAGTATAATCTATTTGAAAGCATCTTATTCTTATATACTTACTTTTTTTAACTGGTGTAAATGGCGTATTGTAGTTTAATTGCGTAGTTATAAAGTTATAATTCTTGTCATAGTAAGATATTGCGACTTGCTTGATAACATTATTAATGCTAAAAATATATTGTTTGTTTTCCTCAACAGGAATGTAATTTACACCTCTTGCAATTGTTGTTGAATTAATATTTTCACCGGTTTGACCATCTATTGAACCATCTTCGACTATTCCATCAAACAAATTCTTATTGCAACTTGTTAATTTAAGGCTATCTGTTATTGTTTTAATTTCTTGCGGATAATCAGGTGAAGGTGTTGCTTGCCCTTCTGTATATGGCTCATATTCTGTGGCTGTTGAGCCTTTTTCAAGTTGGAATTTAACTATAACATTGTTTAGGGTTACACCACTTTCAATATTTATTTGAGGCCTTACATTGTCAAAAGAACCTGTAGCACTAAAAGTCTTGTCAGACTTAGTATCCCAAAAAAACAGTTCTGCACTGCCATGATATAAACTATATCCTAAATTGTTATAAGTGTTTGCACTAAACGTATAATTTCCATCTAAAGATAATGATATAGCCTTATTAGTAGCGAAGTACGTTTTTGCAGTAGTGGTTCCATTTAAAGTAACAGTTCCATCACCATTATTTGTGCAAGTAACACCATGAATAGTGTTTGTTTGAATTTTATTAGGTAATAAATTTTTACCAGTTGTAGTTTGTTGTTCGCAAACACCATCGACACTAAGCTCTTGTAATTCTGCCCAAGCACTATCTTGAACATTGATAAAACTGTCGCTTGCTGTTCCTGTTTCAAGAATATCATTTTTAACTCGTTCTAATTCGTTTCTTGTTTTTTTAGCCCTGTTGTCTACTTCATCTAGTTGCTCTTTTGTAACTTCGCCATTCGTAACATCAAAAGTTGTTTGAGTTCCGTCAGTATAATGGATAGCATAAGTATCTACGTTTTCTACTGTTGATACTTTTTCGATGCTTTGAATTCCGTTTCCTGTATCACCCTTATCCCCTTTGTTGCCCTTTAATTCAACAAATTGATAAGTCGTTTCTTTAGAATTTTTAACGCCTAGTTTAGTATCATCCCATTTGTAATTAAAATCAGCACCGTCAAACTCGCCATTGTCAACTTGCACTTTTAAGTTGCTTATGTATTCTTCCCTTGCATTTTCATTAGTTTTACGTTCTTCTTCGGCTTTTTTTCTAGCAAGTTCATTCTTTATCCTAGCTTGCTCGTTTGTCTCTCTAACAGTCTCATTTTCTTGCCTAACGGTTTCATTTTGCTGTCTAGTGGTTTCTTGATTTTGCCTGGTTTCTTCATCTTTAGTAACTTTTTCATTTAATTCAGTTACTTTTTGAATTAATTCATCTAAAATTACAACTTTAGGCTCGTCTGGTTTAATATCATCATCGCAAATTATAGAATTTTCTATTAATAAATGTAGATTGGACGTCTTAGCTATGATTTCATCATCATCAATTGTTTTAAAAAATTGAATATTACAATCTAGCTCATTATATTTAGTAATTTGTTTATCTATAGTCAAGATATTGCTAGTAACATTATCAAAAACCTTTGAAAATGTGCCATCAATAGTACTAAAACATGCTTTTTTACTAAATTCTTTATATTCTTCAGGAACTATGAATTCAATTTTTTCTATTTTATTTTCTCCTAAAAAGCCAATAGAAAGGACAGACTGGTCTAAGCGTCTATTTTCTTTATATATTGTTATTTTTTTCCTTGCTATATTACCTCCTATTATGCAACTCTTCTCCAAAATGCCATTACTATATAAGGTTGCATATTATTATGTGGTTGGTTTTCACCTGCTGCCTGTGTAAAGGCGTTATTATAACCACCACCATTGACGTAACTGTAACCACTAGCCAATTCACTTCCGCCCATTGTAGATATGCCATGAGTATGCGCTGGCATTTCATCCACTGTTAATTTATGTTTCTTTTCTCCGCCCAATTTACCAATTTCATTGAAGTCTGTATCATTCACATCCAAGCCTACAGGTACACGCCCTTGTGAAATTAATTCCCAACTATATCCTAAATAATCGGAATGATCTAAATTATCATAAAATATTTCTACTTTATTTATCGGAAATATTTCGTCTGCTTTGAGCGATTGAATTAATTCTACTCTCTTACCTTCAAAATCAGTGTACAATCCACCGTCTTTAGTAACAATAAAATTACCATCAACGATTTCAACATCAGATAGTTCATTTTTTGTTAATCTTCTTAAAAAATTTACTTTTGCCCTTTTAATTGTCCTCCCATTTCCAGTCATTTTCTGTATTCCAATTAATTAAACTGACTACATTCCATATATTATTTATACTATTTATAGCGTCCTTTAATAGTTCAAAATTTTTGTTCCATCTTTCAAAATCTTTACTATTAATGGGTTTCTGTGCTAATCCATAATCATTACTTTCTATTCCATAATGGCCGGTTGTTGTCCACGCTTTGTATTCATAACCAACAGGCTCATAAAGCATTTTTGCAACATTGTTTATCCCTTCTTCTATATTATCAATATATTGAAGATATGGTATTTCATTATCTACCCATGTTTTTTTTGAATATTCTAACATCATATACTCATTATCAACTATTTTTATACATGGATAAAATAAATCGTTATTGTTGACTTGTGTTACAGTTCCCATTTTCTTAGGTAGCCTGTATCTAATATAATTGAAGTCATCATTTAATTTATTGTTGTATTTACTATATAAAATATAATTTGTATTATCATCATTATAATGATATGCAATCCAATGTCGTAAACTTTTAGTATTAAAATAATATTGAATATCATTTCCATTGTCAACTTCTATTATTTTTTTCATCTTCTCATAAATTATGTTTTTATAACTATCATATGGAAAATTCATATATAAAACCTTTTGACTAAGATTATCACCAACCGCAATATTTCTCAGTGATGTTTCTGTTAAATTAAATTTAGATTTAAATAAAGTATGTAAATAAGCAACCTTATTTTCAATATCATTTAACATTTCCTTGCTTAAATAATTACTCCTTAAAATCAACCTCCGCATTAGGCAAAAGATATCCATAATACAATTTAAATCCAATTTTTTCTGCCTTTTCTATGTCTTTTTTTTCTACTTCAATTATGATATTGTCTTTCTTCATTTTATGCATTTTTAATCACCTATTCCTTCAAAACTTCCACTCAATCCACCATCAAATGTTAAACTAATTTTTGTTAATACCACATCCTTATTACCAAATTTTGTTTCAACACTAATTGTATCTCCTGCTGTTAAACTTGGATCACCAGCATAATTACCAGTTACCTTATATTTTTTATCTCTTTCCAAATAAAAATCCGCATTATCTTTTAAATCATTATCAGCACCAAAATAATTTGTATAATCTATTGATAAACTATCACCTATTTTATTATTATTTTGATATGTAATATTTATAGTTGGTGGATTTTCAAATTTGTAACCGTTCAAATGAACTGTGACATTATCTCCAATATTACCGGTGAATTTTATATATGCTAACCATTTATTATAATCAATCAACTCTGCTTTTCCATTTCCTGTTGAAGTATAACTAAATTCTTTGCTTTCTCTATCATTATTAGTCATTTTGCTAAAGGACATCCACACATATTCTTCTGTATTTGTAAGTGTATATGTTTGATTTAACAAATCACTTTTATCACTAGATGTAAAATCATAATCATCTATATTTACAAAATTAACTTTATTAACGACAGATTTACTTTCATATTTTACATCGTTCATTAATTGGGTTCTTTCTATATTATCAACTATATCATCGTTAATTAAGTCTAATATTGCTTCGTTATTCCTAGAAATAAAGAAATATCTTGGCCGATTTTTAGTAGCCATAAAAGCAAATGTTGTTTTTAAATAATTTAATAATTTTGTATCTTTTAAATGAGTATTAGAGGCAGTTCCAAAATTCTTTAACAAAAATGTGTATCCATACATTTTTGATAAATAATTTCCCAATGTTTTCCCTGTCCATGCTTGACCATTATTATACAAAAACTGGCCATCACTTTTTATCGTTAGGTTTGCTAAAATTCCCATTAATGATTGACCATTTAGAGTAACATTGCTATCGCTATCAGAACTCCAATCTTTAAGATAAAAATAGCCCATCGGAACATATTCGACTCCGTTCTCTTCAGTAAGAACACCAATGTATGGTTTTATTATACAATTATCAGTTAAATATTTAACTAAACCTTGTGGATTCAATGGATTGAATGAATTATCATAATTATTAAGGTTAACAGCACAAGTGTTAATAGGTGTACTTGTAAACAATAAATCTATTTCCTCATTTGTGGTAAACGACACTAAATCAGAATCTTCGTATACTTGCGATATTCCAAAATCAATCTCGGATATTCTTATTCTTCTATTTGAATATTCCATTTTATGTATGTCAATGCTTATAGATTTTATAGTTATTGGATTATCAAAAATATATTGATAAACGTTTTTGCTGTTTTCTACCTCTATAATTTTAGATACATCATGACTATCTACTACTGTTAATGTAAAATTTTGAGCAATATTATTTTCAAAATATATTGTAATACCGCTGCTTGTAACAAAGTCATTATCTTTTGTTACTGTTATTATTCTACTTTCCAAGTCGTTAAATATGTCATTACTAACATAACCAAATTGGTTTCCTACAATATTATAATTTGGTAGAATAAAGCTCCCATCTAATTCTGTATAATTTTCTTCTAAACTTGCATATTTTTTGTTTTTCTTGACTCCATCTACTATTTCACTATCTAAACTGTTTCTTAAACGTTCTGGTGCAGTCATTAATCGATAACCGCTTCCATCCTGATCATCAAATATTACTTCTACATATCCTTTTACTTCTCTTTCTGTAGCTTTTATTGCTTTTTTAAATGATTCACTTACTGTTTCCATAACTTCACCGCCTTAATATTCAATGAAGTTCATTTGAACATCAGTTCTTTTAGTTAAAAGATATGTATTTATATCAGCATATTTTGTTTTTCCATCAAGGGGACCTGCATAAACTTTTTTAACAACTCTTTTGCCATAATTATCTGTAAATTTTAAGTAAAAATAATCTTTTTCATAAAGTGTTTGGAGTAACGACATTTGAACTGCATCTAATTTAGACCAACCGCACGTAACTTTTGCGAGATTTCTTCTTTTGATATCTCTATGCAAATATCCAGTCGCATCTCTAAATGAATTTTCTAAATGTGTATATGTTGGACTATAATTTCCTTCTGATGGAGTTGGTAAATCAAACCATGTATTATTATCGTAACTTGCTTCTAAGAATGCCCTTTATTATCAACTCCTTACTACCGTAGCAGATTTTTGCTGCCTTTTTCCTTCATTTTGAAAATCATCATATGTTGCCTGTGCCAAATCTTTACCATTAACTCTAAAATATATTGGTTGATTTGCTAATTCTAAGATGTTTTTATTTAAATCAATTAACAATTGAGTATTAGTATCATTGTTTCCCATTTTTTCAGCCACTTGGCTAGCAAAATCACTGATAAACTTACTATTTTGTAATGGAACTATAGCCTCTGCACCCTTTTCGCCAGCAACATAAGAACCCATATTAACACCCTTGCCAGGATTGTTAACAATACCTCCTTTTGCTAATCTAGGTAATTTAAAAGTAGGTAATTTCCCAATATTGATTCCAGGAACTTTATTAATAACTCCAACTAATAAATTTATTGTGTTTATGGGCTTATTAAGAATGGTTTCTATTCCATGCAAAACACCATTAACAACAGTTTTAAATACGCCTACAACTACATCAGCTACCGTTAAGGCAAGTCCTTTGATAACATTCCAAATAATACTTATTGTGTTTCCTGCAATTTTTATCAATCCTGTAAATATACTACCAAATATTTTAACAATTCCATTCCAAGCTTGCTCCCAATTTCCTGTAAAAACGCCTTTAATAAGATCAATTAAACCATCAAGTACTCCTTTAAGCATTGTAAAAGTATTATCAAATATATTTAAGATGTTTTGTATAATAGCAACGAAGGAATCATAAACTCCACCAAATAAATTCCCAAACATTTTATGAATTAAATCACTTTTACCAAAAAGCCAGTCAACGCCCCCTTGTAGAAAACTCTTTATATTTTCCCAATTAGAAGTTATTATTCCAATAATTGCAACTATTGCACCAGCTATTGCCACAGGCCATGCTCTAAACATAATAGCAATTCCTGCTATCGCTATACCTATACCGGTAATTATTTTCCCAAAATTTTGCCAGCTAGGGTCTTTTAAATAATCCATTACTGCCTGAATCATATAGACAATTCCTGCTATCGCTATACCGAGTCCAAAGGATTTTAAACCTCCAAGTCCTAATTTCCACGCTAATAAGCCTGCTGTAACGCCGGCCATTACAGATAAGATTAAATCTTTATTATCAACAATCCACTGCAGCCATGACGGAACAGGACCATCTATAGAATTCAAATCAAAACTAGGCATTTTAATTCCAGAATCTGCACCACTATTACTACTATCATTTTTGTCAGAATCTAAATTAGTTATTTCATCTATTCCACCAACTAAATTCTTTTTTGTTTCTTTTACATTTTTAGCTGTTTGCTTACTGCTATCTGCCATGCTTTTAAAATCTTTGGCACCGCCAAATAAATTAATTCCAAACCAAGCTTGAGCTATATAATTAACATATTGTAGTAACTTTACTACCAAATTGAGTATTGTTTCTATCAGTGGTTTTAACGTACTTGCCAAAGCATACTGAATATATTGTAAATTACTTTGCATTTGATCATTATATTGTGTAAGTGTACTCATAGCATTTCTTACAAGACTATAGGCACTTGAAACAGCAAATACAGCTAATGCCCATTTACCAACTTTTGATACAGTTTTGCTTATACCGTTACCCACATTATCTATATTTTTTCTTAAATTAGATAAATCATTTTTATTTAACTCCTGCTGTTTTTTATTTAATGAATCTAACTTTCTAGCCAATTTTGAATATTGTGCTTCTAACTTTTGTGTATCTCCAAATTCAAAACCCATATCTGCTTTTTTTAGTTTATTTTCTATTTCTTCCATTTGACTTTTAACGTAGGCAATTTCTGCATCAAAATTATCAGTTTCTAATTCAGTACCAATTACAACTCTACCATCCCTCTAATCACCTCCTAATGCATTATAGAATCTATTTTGACTTTCTTTTTCTTCTTCCGTCATTTCTTTTTCAACATCATCTTCTTTTATTAAAGATACTTGTCTTTTTGCTTTTAGTATTCTATTTTTTTCTTTCCAGTCTTTTATTTTTGAAACATCCATTGTTCTTAAATTTCTGACACGATTTAAAATACAACAGTTACCAAATTCACTATTTGATAAATTACTTAAATCATTAAAGAAATCCCACCAGTGCAGATACTCCATATCATATGGATTATACTTATAATCTTGAATAAAACTACTTCTTATGTAATATCTGTCTTTTTGCAAATCCATATCACGTTCTTCTTCTGTATCCTCTAAATCTTTTCCTAAACAAAGATATTTAATTGCCAGTTCAAGTAATTTTTCCCAATCTTGAGGATTATCTAATCCTTCATCGCCAAATAATTTATAAATAATAGCTAAAGGTCGTTCAGTGTCACTTACATCACTTGATTCTGCTATTTCATTACACTCAATAGCAACCCTAAAATCTGTGTTAATCTTATACTTTTTATTACCAGCCTTTACATATTCTGGATTATTCAAGTACATTATCTTCTTTCTTGACAGAATATTTAGACTTAATCTTTTTAGTTATATCATCTAATGTAATATTTAATTTGGGAGCTATTTGTTTTTCAATAATTTCATCAATTTCGCTTAATGTGGTCCATCTCATTTTTCTTCCATTTAAAAGTTTTTGAACTCCATTTTCACCTAAAAACATATTATAAATTTTAGTTTGTTCTTTATAAAATTCATTTAATGCTTTTACTTTGGCTTCTTCATTAGAACTCATAAGTTTTTTTCCTTTATGATCTTGTTGTTTTTCAATGATAAGAAACTTATTCTTTAATTTTTTTCTGCTTTCTTTTGACTTTTCAATTAGTTCTTGATAGATAAATGGCAGTTCGATATCTTCTAAATCAAATTCAAGATATTCTCCTGTTGGTTTACTTTCTACTATGATTTTTCCTGTTTCATCCTTAATTTCTTGTGTATAAACAAACACTCTGTATATATTTTCATTTTTTAATTGAATAGTATCCATATTTTCTCCCTTCAAAAAAATAGAGAGGGTTTCCCCTCTCCTGACTATTTACTGCTACTTTGTGTTGCACTTGTTGCTGGTGTAAATTTACCAGTAGACGGATTGTAACTACCATGTGTTTTCTTACCAATGAAATGAATGTCGAATGGTGCTCCTAATGCCTTTGTATCTCCACCCCAAGATTTCAAATCAACTGCGGCAGTTTGAATCCAAGCTTCAAATTCCCCACTCTTACTTTCAACTTCTTTTGTAGTATTCACTTCCATAAATGGGTATTCCACATCGGAACCATCTTTATCATATTTATTGATATCATATAATTCATCAGCGAATTTAGAGTCGTTTCTTAATTTGTATGGGTCAACTGTCATTGTTCTGTTCCCAGCGGTTACGTCAACTTCTGATTCTCCTAATACATTTTTTGTTTCTTCTACTTCGTTGTTCATCTCTTTTGATAATTCATCATTATCTTTTCCAAGAACTTCCCAAGTTGCAGTAGCATCTCCTTTTTTTGTTGGATCAACAAAAATCATATATTGTTCTCTTTTATATTTCCTAAGTTTTACCTCCTATTTTTCATATGTTATTTTCATTTGAATTGAATATCTAGCAGTATTAGTTGTTGCATCTAATATTGCGCCATTATTTAAGCATTCTATACTTTCTATACCATTTATATCTGGTAATATTCCTTTGAAATTATTTAACTCTATCAAATCATATAAATCTTCATAAAATTTACTATTTGACATATTTTGAAGAACATCAGCACCATAATCATTGCAACTAATAAGTTGAAATTGATATTGTCTTAAAGAAGAACCATCTACATGTTTCTCTAATATTGGATCAACAGGTATTGGAACGATTGCAAATTCTGTTGGGTTTTCTCCCAAAAAATCTACATTTATTCTATAATTTTCATCTATTATATTATTATCAATTAAATATTTTCTTATTTTTTCAATCCTTATTTACACCCTCTATTCACATAATTTTGTACTTCCTTTACAACATCATCACCTTTAGATGTCCACATTCTTTTATCCCATTGTGAACCTGTTCCAACTGTATGATAAACCAAATTTTCTCCAGAATTAATCTTTGTTATACCAGGTCTAGACCAATACCCAAAATCAGGGCTGTAAAAAGCACCTTTTTTATATTTTGGATCAATGTACTTTTTTCCAGTGTAAAGATAATGTGCATCTGGTCCTTGATATATAATCTTATCAACTTGTAAATCTACATTTTGATTTAAATGGCTTGATGTACCTCCTGGGACGAATGGTGTCATATATCTAAAACAAGTTTGTGTTAGAAAAGCATGTGCTGAACCGTTTTTCTGAATCCCTAGTCTTGCCTTTATTACACTTGTTGGTTTTAAATATACACTCCTACTTTGCTCCTAATTGAATATGTTTCATTTCATCACTCACAGAATTATTATCAATTAATGTTGTAATATTATAGTTGTCAATCGCCAAGTCACTTTGTTTAGATATACTATCTTCAATGTCACCCTTTGTAATAATATCTCCAATAGAAAAGGGAACTTTTTCAAGGCCTTTATTTTTGTCATATGGTATAAAGACGGTTATATCGTTGGATTTATCGTATCCTTTATTGATACTCGCACCTTTTCCACCTTGCCACATAACATTTTCTATTGGATATCTATCCCATTCATCTAATCTTGTCTTTGGATTAAATCTTTTATGATAAAGTGTCATGCTAGAGTTTGTTATCATATTAATCACCCCCACAATATAACACAAAAACATTATCAACCTTTGTTGTCGATAAATAAGTTTTTACTATATTCTTTAACCCTTCTTTTTTCTCTTTTGTCACTGGTTTATCGTAGCTTACTGAATAATTTCCTACAGTCTCACTGGACTTTGTCCCAGACTCATTATACTTGCTTATGGCATTGATTAAATCATAAATACATAATTTCAACTCTTGTGGATAATCAGATGTTTTTTTAAAACGATTAAATGTTAATTCATCAACTTCTTTTTCTGCACGATATTCTAATAAATTAAAGGGCATTTCTGAAAGATTGCCCTTTAACTCTTTATATTCATTATAAGTTAAGTATTGGTTACCAAACTTCATATATGCCCTCCTTTATTAAGCAAAGTCTACTAATAAGTCACTATCTAATTCTTTGATACCATAAATAATATCAAATGAAATTTTGTCTTTTTTAGTATCTTGATCATATCCGAATACTACTCTTACTGCTAATCCATCAGCACTAGCAATAGCAGCCTTTGCTGCACCTTGTGGTAACTCTAAAGATCTAGTTACTAAAGCTAAACCATTTCTATGGAAACCTAAAGAATGAGCTTTATTTACAATAAATGCACTTGCAGCTTCAGTAATTACAAATGGGATTTTTTCAGTTACTTTTAATGTTCCTGCTCCATCTGTTAAAGTTAAATCTTCTGCAACTTCAAATAGATAGCCATTAACGATTAATTTATCTCCTGCCTTAATTGTACCTGTTTTAGCAGTACCATTAGTTACACTAAATTGAGTAGAACCCTTTGCACATGTAACTTTATATGCTGTAGCAGTTCCAGCTGTTGAAGATACATTTTCTGGTGTATTTTGGCTCATGAATGAATTCATTGTATAAACTTTACCAATTTCAGCATCTTTTAATGCTTGACTATCTCCTTTATAACAAACTTTAGCAAAGTTATCTAAAGTATTATATTTATATAGAGTATCTACTGCTAATACTAAGTTTCTGTTATTGTCTCTTGGAGCTTTTTTCTTATCTAGTGCCTTAGCTACATTTGCAATATCTACAATTGTAGGATTAGATGATACTTCTACTTTAGAACCTGCCTTTTCAACTCCAACAGTTAATAAATCAATGTCTACTGCTTGAGCTATAGCGCTTAATGCTGGTTCAATAACTTGTTTTGAGAAATCTTTAATATCTAAAGTCATTTCTTTTGAAGTTACACCAACAGTAACGTCTCTATAACGATCCATTTTAACTGGAACAGAACCTTCACTGATATCTTGCTCTTCTACTTCTCCTATAAAGTTTTTAGCTACGAATTTAGCTGGTTTACGAACTGTAATTGTATCTCCTACATTTACGAATTCTTTTGAATAATCTCTATGTACTAAGTTAGCCATAGTTAAATTTGATTCTAATACAAGTAATGCTTCATTAGCGATTATTTGTGGTGTTAATATTTTATTATTCCTATTATATTCCTTCTTTCTTTTTTCTTTTAATTATTATTTCTCCATGCTTTATATTGTTCAAAAGACATTTCATCTAAATTTGTTGGTGTAGAATTATCTCCTTCTCCCATACCTGGCATGCTAGCAGGCTGATTTGGATTAACAAATAATCCTTCCTTATCTTTTGTAAGGCTTTCAAAGATTTCACTTATACCTTTACCCTTATTTTCTGCTTTGTTTAGTTCTGATTTTATATCAGTAATAAGTCCATTTTTTACATAATCACTTGTAAATTTCTTATCTCCAAATGCAGAAATAATGTTGTTAGTAAGTATTTCATCTTCTTTCTTTGCTTTTTCATCAGCAATTCTCTTAGCTTCAGCAGTTTTCATATCTGCTATTTCTTTTTTTAGACCATTTAGTTCTTCAGAATCTGGTACATTTTCTAATTGCTTTTCTAAATTGGCAATAGTAGTCTTGTAAGTTTCTATTTCCTTATTCAAATCATTTTTAGCTTTTTCGGATTCAGTTGTTACTGTTTTACCATGTTCTGCTAGTATTGATTTAACTTCTTCCTTACTAAGTTTAACTTTCCCTTCCCCTATTTCTAAATTTTCTAAAAATTCTTTCATATCATATTCTCCTTCCACTTTTTTACAGAGGTTTAGTCCTCCTAGATTTTTAGATATTATCTTTTCTTTCAAGTCTTTAAGATAGACCAAAAAAGCCAATATTTCTATTGACTATAGTATCTTAATAGATACTGTACTAATGATATATCAGTCCTCGTATCTCCGAATATATATCATCAGTACACTACCTACTAGAGATAGTGTGTTAATATTAACATTTTTACTTTAGTTGTCCTATTTTTAATTATAATAGTGCTTAAAGGTTTTAACAAACTCGTCAGTCCGTCTATTTCCGTAGAAGTACTCAAGTGTTAGCAACACTATCTGTAACCCTTTCACTCCATTATTTTATAAGCACCTTAGAATAGATATATTAGCAGGTATCTAAACGTAGACAATTAAGCCTATATGACTACTACCAAGTAGTTTAATATCTATTCTAAGCTACCTATAAGATAGCATAATAAAAGCACCCATTATTGAGTGCTAATAATCTATATTTTCTTTTATTTCATCTTCTCCATACAATTTTTCATGAGATTTGTTTTCTCTTATACATATTTTTAATTCATTTTTTATTTCATCCATAGTTTTGTGCCATGTATCAAACTCTCTAAATCCCTTTTGTTTGTATTCTTTCCACAACTCATCAAGTTCTTTTTGCTCTTCACTTAATTCAATATCTTCTAAGTCAAAGTCCATGGTTATTCTCCTTTCATAGAATTAATAAAATACTTATAGGAATTAGGAAATATAGTTCTAAAGTTATATAACTCTACTTTAGAATTTCTGGCAAGAGCACTACCTACATGCGCAAAGAATTCTCTTTCCAGTTTTCCTTTGTATTCCCAATATTTAGTTCTATGCATTGCCCTTCCAATGCATTGATTCTTTGTTATACCACCTATTATATCAGATAAAGAATTGTATTGATTATCTAAATTCATTTTTCGTGACATTCTTGCATAAAATTCTTTATCATCTATATTATACTTAAGTTTCATATTTGATTTAAATCTTTCAAAGTCATTTTGTATCATTCCTTTGAATTCGGGTTTCTGTGATGGATTTTTTAATTTGTGATCTATCATGTGACTATATTCATGGAAAAACGTGTTGTATCCTTTTAATTTATCATCATCAATATTTATTTTTATACTATCAAACATAGGATTATATCTAGGTGTACCAGCATATTTATAATTCTTAATTTTTATATCATCTTTATATTTATTTAAAATAAATTTATATGACGGGTCAGAACTTTTAATAATATCTTTTATGTTACTATAATGGTTATTAGGTAACTTCTTAATGCCAATTGATTTTATTAAATCATTGGAATTTCCTATCTTGATTTTGCTTGTTAGCATATATTCGTCATTTAATTTAATATTTAATTTCTTATATCCATCAACCCTTAGCCTATCTATTTTAGTAGGTAGCCCACTTGCTTTGTGTAAGTCATTATACTTGTTGGTTAATTGTCTTATTTTCTCTTGGCAATGATATACTTCCTCGTCATTATTTATTGCTCTGGCACCTATTTGTCTGTCTTTATATTGTCTTATCTTAGTTTCTATTTGCCTTTGCAACTGTGTTCCTTCATAATTCGTATAATGTTTACCTTCAAAATCAAAACCATCTTTATTGGCTTTTTTATCTGCTTCTAATTGTTCCTTTGAATATATAGGTTCAGATACTCCTAAAACTATTTGATAGGTAAAATGATAGCAATTAAGTTCTCCAACATGTCTGTTTAAACTATTGTTAACAGTAGCATAATCTTGATATTTAATCCCCTTGACTGTTACATCACCTTTTGTACTAAACTGCTTACCATCAACAGTATCTATATGATCTGGTGCTGCATTCTTATGATGTGAAACTTCAATACCATCTGCTCCAAATTCTTCACCAAATGACTTTTGCAATTCTTGATTTAATCTTCTTATACCATCCATTACATTCATTCTAATAGAAGAGTCGGCTCTTCTAGAATAACCATTATTAAAATCAACTGTTCTTAATCCACGTGAGGTCATTTCTTTCATTGCTTTTCGCATAGTCATCTCATAAGACTCTCGCCCTTGAACTATATTCAATATAGCTTCATCTGTTATCTTTTGATAAACATCTGATATTTTAGTATATTCCTTAACACCTTGTGCATTAGTTTTCATATACGCAAAAGTTTTGCTCATGTTTATGTATTCATTTGCTGTTGCTTTAGCTATTGATTTAACCTGTTCTTGTAAAGCTTCATTTTGCTCATATGGTATAAATTTAGTTTTCGTATATTCATAGAATTGTTTAGCATAGTTTTGATTTTTCTTTGCTACTTCTTCAAATATTTTATATATATCAGATACATTCTTTTCAGATACATCTGATATTTTATTCATTATTTCATCTAGGTTATTACCATATTTTATCGATTGCAATACTTCTCTTACTTGGCTTGGAGTAAAAGTACCAATATCAACTATCTGTTTTCCAAGTTTTTCTATCATATAAGTGTTTAGTTTTTCTACTCTATTAACTAATCTTTCTGATAGTCTTTCTAATGCCTCTTCACTTAACCTGATATCTTCCTCCAAACATTTTGCAGATATCAACATATGGTATTTCTTTGTTTAACGCAAAGTTGATAAGACTAATTATAGGGTTACAAATAATACAAGCAGTAAAATGAACAAGCAATAGCAATATTATTTTAATTATGACAAATAACATTTTAAAAGTGATAATTATTATATTCAATATTGCCTTTATCATTTAATCGCCTTCTTTGTATAACTGTTCGCCATTAATATATATTTCCAGATTTTTATTAAGATGGTAATTACTTAAACCAACACATTTCTCTATTCTTAATCTTAACTCTAACATAGGACATTTCTTAATTTGTTTTTTCTTTATTCTCCTATTTTTAGTTCTATTATAAATATCAAAATATTTTTTGCCTAAAATGTCTACTGCTGGTTTCATTCTTTTATTTGGAACAAATATCAAATTGTCTTGTATAATTCCACCTTTAGCTAATTTTGGTAACTTCATATCTTTCACCTTCTAATATTCTATAAAAGTAACGTCTTTCTTCAAATTACCAAGTATATCTCTTTCTACAGTACAACTTGCATAATATTTTACTTTTTTATTACCTATAGTAATCATATAACTCTTTTGTTCAGCCACTTTACAATAATCTTCTAAACTCAAATCATCTATAATTTTTATTTTGCTAATACTCTTAGGTAATTTTATTTTAGGCTCAACAAAAATACTTTGATTATAAAACATACAACGATATATATTATTATTTATTTTTATTATGGCTGGATAAGAACAAACTTCACAAGACTTTTCCTTTATGAAATTATAATATTCTTCATCTATAATCAGTTCTATGTTTAAATCATTAGAATCATTTAATATGATATCATCTAAATGTAATTCTAATCCATCTAACTTTCCTTCTAATTTGAAAGTAGGATTTTTACCACCTTCAATATGGATATCAACTGAAAATATTCCTTCACCAACCTTTTGATTACTTATCTTGAAATATTCACATATTCCTTTTTTATCAGTCTTAATATCTAGTTTCATATTACTCTCCTAATAAGTCTTCAGTTTTTGGACTTTCTGATTTTATTTCATCAATAACTTTTTGTGCTTCTTCTAGTGTTTCACCAGGTTTTAAGAATTGTCTTAATTCTGCCTTTTTGATTACTCCTCTAGACTCTCCTTGCATTAATTGACTAAATTCTTGTTGACTATCCTCTAGCAAAGAATAAGACCAATCAGTTGATAATTCATATTCTCCTTGAGGTGTTAAATTATAATAGTTTGCTAATACATTACAAGCATATAAGAAATCATCTAGTCCATCTTCTAATCCATCTTGAACATCATCAACTATATCAAATGTTTCCTTTAACATTTTCTTAATTTCTGTAGCTGTTGCATTGGAAGTTTGAGCATCTGTAAGTATTCCTTTTGAAGTTCCAACTTGCTTTTCTAGTAATGCAAAATCATTAGTTAATTTATTGTATAATGATGTATCTCTAAAAGCAGGATCAAATACTTCCCAAAAATTATCATCACCAGCATTAATTTTCTTGTATAAACCATTAACTGGCAAAGCATCATCACCTTTAAACATTGTGATATCTGCTCCAACAAAAGCCTCTTTTAACCCATATTCTCTATCTATTTGTTCCAAATCTTTCATTATTTTTGCTATTTGCTTATCACAACCATACGTGATAGGTACACCATACTTATCCATTTCTTTTCTATTATCTATTGGACTCTTGATATACATAAATGGCATTCTATCAACATTAGTAATAGACATATCTTCTATATTTTGCCATTCTGGAATGATAGTCATTTCAATTGGATCATCATCTAATGTAGCTCTGTATCTGATATATAGGTTTCCATTTTCTAAAGTATAATCAGCCCATCTATAATAATGATTTCTATTTCTTACAACATGTTCTGCTAAAATTGTGCAGTCTACTGTATCATCACCAATCATTTTATTGATAGACAATCTATTTTGAGAAATAATATTAAAATATAGCTTATTATTGTTAACATAAGGCACTACAAGTACGCCACCAGTTCCTAGCTCCCTAGCTATAATTTTTTTTAATTTCTTCTTAAGCTTTTTTATTATTTTTCTTAATAAATCAGCTCTTTGATTATCTCCAACTATGTCTATATTGCTGTCACTAACCGTATAATTAGCTAACTTATTTGCAAATATAACAGTAAAGTTGATATTTCTATCTTCTTCATACATTGCTGTAAAACTATCGTTTGCTTGCATTAACATATCATCTGGTAATTGTTTCTTTCCAAATAAAGCAAGTATTCTATTCCATAAATTAGTTAACCTATCATCATTCTCCTTTTCTTCTCCATATTGGATTTAGTGCATATCTAACGCTATCAATACAGTGATTATCTGCATCAACATATCCTGTAATGTAATTACCATCTTTATCCTGTGGATGTTCATATGTAGTAAACTCTTCTGCTGATTTAGGGCACCTCTTAGGGTCTATAACTATTTTGGCTAAACTTGATAACCATTTCATTGAATATTCCACACTATCAGGTCCTTTCTTTGCACCTCTCATAAGAGACCCATAACTTTGAAAGTCTCCTATTGATTTAGGTTCAGCACTATCAGCAGTAATTAAATCATCATTTTTTACACTTTTTTCTTGTTGTAAATGACTCCAAACTTTAGCATTGCCCATTTTATTTACTACAAATTCATCAAAAATATATAATGTTAATTTGTTTGGTTGATAACACATTTTAGTCCATGCTAATGGGTCAGGATACCATCCAAAGTCCATACCTTGATACAAGTAATCAAAGTTGTCTATTTCCTCATCAGTTATCTCCCTTAATTCAACATTTTCAAATACATTTCCACCATCGCCAGTCTCTTCCCCTAAATACTCATTAGCATAAGCAGTAGGATTGTTCTGCTTTAGTAGTTCTGCATCATCAAAGAAAGGTTGTCCTAACCAATCAACAGGCACATCTAAATATGTACTTCTATGTACTAATCTTTTAGGATTTGGTAATCTCTTTTCTATATTAACAAAATGTCGTTTAGACTTAGGTGTATTATATATTCTAAAAGTTAAGTACTCATTACCACCACGTTTAACAGATTGGTCTATCTTACGAACCTCATTCATACCAGCCATTTGGTCAAACTCTTCATATATTATTAATGCGATATACATTCCCTTTGGTGGTTTTATCGATTTAATCTTTCCAGGGTCATCCGCGCCTCTAAAATAAATCATTTGTCCTGTTTTCTTGTTTTTCATTTCTAAGGGGCTTTTAGTTTTAGACCAATTTTCATTTATAAATGGATAAGTTTCTGATAACTTATCCATTCCCCACTCTAATTGACTATAAACGGAGTCTTTTAATGTATTAGCAACTTTACGGATACAGATAGCACACCAGTTAGGATTGTTTTCTAACTCTTCTGGAACTACTTCACTCCAAAATGAAGACTTAATGGAACCACGCCCACCTTCAATCCAGTAATCATCATGCTTTCTCTCTTTTATATCTCTATATAAATCTACAAATGCTTTTCCTATATCTTTAGCGGGAAAAAACACCTGTGGTTTGTTCTTATCTAGATTTAACTTTTGCATTTCGGCAAACTTTAATTCCTTATCTATCATTACTCCATATGCACTAGCTAAATCTCTAACGCTGGTAAACTGATCAACCTTTTCTGCTTTATCATCTATAGCATCAACTAACTTTGAAATGGCATTAAGTCTTTTCTCATTAGTATTAGCTATCATCTCGAGCATTGACTTAGTATTTTCTTGTTTTTTTTGTTCGATTTTTTGCTTTAGCTCTTTATTGTTATCATCCTTGTAGAGTTTTCTAACAGTATATTCAGAAACATTATTCATTCTAGCAGTCTCTGAATAATTGCTATTTTCAACATAATCTGCAATAATCTTTTTCTTTTGCTTGTCGGTTAATTTAGTCCTAGTAGTTTTTTTTATTTTAGACACATCAACCAACTCACTAACTGTCTTTTATTACTAAAATGATATTGTTCGTTTAATGAATGTTCAACATCCTTTGGTTTTAGATTAACCGTAAAGTTCTTAAATATTTTCCCATCTCTGGGTTTATATGCTTCAATAAGTGATATATCATATATTTCAGACAATTTTATTAACAACATATTTATGTATTTATTTAAATTCCTAAATATATCACCTTCATTTCTTTTGGTTGCAGGGAAAGGATTTGAACCTCTGACCTTCAGCTTAGGAGACTGACGAGCTACCGAACTGCTCTACCCTGCGATGTAGTTTATTTAAAGTATTTATCAATAATACTATTAATAAAATCATTACTATTAGCAACAATCTGACATACTTGTTCAAAGTGAAATTTATCATCATCATTCTGAACATGTGCATATTCCCATAACCATACATGACAAAGTTCATGTTTTAGTGTGTTTCTTTTACTTTTGCATACATCTAATAAATGTATTTCTTGTGTTTCATAGTTTGTTTCACCTAGAGAATTACTGAGTTCCATTTTTTCTTTAGGTAGTTCCTTTATAATCCATTGATTTCCGTTTACACTAAATTTCATTTATTGCTGCTCCTTTTTAGTACTATTATTAGCACTACCATTTCTATCATTATCCCTATCTCGTTTAATCCTATTTTCATATTCCTCACACTTTCTTCCGAGTTTACAACTTCTACAGTTGTGTCTCATAAAATAGTCATAACTACAAAATATCTCTTTTTTAGTTTCCATAAACACCACCAAAAAAAGAGCTTATTTCAGCTCTTTAATTTCTCACAATATTATTATCTCACAAAAAACAGCTCATATTGGCTCATTATAATATTTCTATATTTTCATAAACAATATATGATATATCTTTATCTTTTAAGTCCCACAATATTGGGAATTTTTCTAAATCTCTTTTAGGTACACCGTTATCAAAAGTTCTATATTCTCTAGCAAAAGTAAACTTGCTATCATTCATCATTTTAATTTTTAATTTATTTTCTATATATTCACTTACATCTTTTGATAAATCAGTAGGTTCATATTTGTAATCTTTTGGAATAAATGATTTTGCTAGCCCTATTATATGATCGCTGGATTGTTCAACTTGCTCTTTCGTATAATTGTTTTTATTTCTTTTTTCATCTATCATAAATTTTCTGGCACTTCCTTGATATTCCAAATAACTTATTTGTTTTCCCGTTACATTTATATAACTTAAAATATCAAACAATCTTATAATATGATGATATTGTTTAGGATCAAATCCCCACTTTTGAAATTCAAACTCTTTACTAGGATATTCATGTGTTAGTGCTTTTCTTTTTTCATACATAGCACCCAACATACTCTTTAAGCTTGGTCTTATTTGTCTAAATAATTCCTTGATATATTTATCTCCAATCGAATATGTTGTATCTATCGCTTCAATGTAACTGAAATTCCCCTTTCTAATAACATTATAAAAAGTAATTATATCTTTAACATCTATTGCTCCAGTTTCTAATTCTATAGTTGTACTCGTTACTTTTCTAAAAATAATATCATGTAAACTTGGTAGTATAATTGCCTTGCAATCAATATCACTTTGCTCATCATCTACATTATAATTTTGGCTTCCATATAATCCTATATAAATAACATTGAACCCCTTTTCTTCCAATATCTTTTTGTATTCTCTTAATCGTATATATATCTGCTCACAACGCATTTAAATATCCCTCCTATTCTTATATTTACTATACAATCTTTTACATTGTGATATAGAATAATGAACATTAGATGCTATTTGATACCAGGTATAATTATTTACATCTATTTCTTTGTAGTAAACTATTAATTGTTCTACTTTGTCGTATTTTTTTAATATCTTTAATTCATTGTCTATCCAATCTAAGTTATTTTTTATTTCCTCCTGAGTTTGCTTTATTCTTTTGTCTAAATCTTGCCATCTAGGTAAATCTTGTTTTAATATGTATATTTCAAGTATATTAGAATGTTTTCCTCCATCTACCATAACTTTTGTATAATCCGTAGATTTTGGATCTATCATAGTTTCTAACAACTCTTTATCTCTTAATAACTTATTCAACTTATTTTCTAATCTTTCTACTTCATAATTTACTTCCTTTAATGTCATTTTTTTCCTTTCCCAACCGAACCTTAATTTATTATTATTCACCAACATTTTTATTTTCAGTTAAATACTATATCAGTATTATTTTTTTCAATGTTACAATTATCACTTTAGTAACGTTAAGATATTTGCTTTCGTTATATGGCCCTTTAACTCAGCTATTTTTTCTCTATATTCCTTAATAATATCTTTTCGTATGTTTTTTTCTATATTATTTATGTATTTTTCCATTTTTTTGTTTTCTAATTTTAAATCAGCAATTTCATATTTATCTTGTTTTATTGTATTTTGAAAACTTTTTATTTGAGATTCTAATTGTTTGTTTCTTTCATTTACATTAGTAACTCTTTCTTTATAGTTGTCTAATGTTACTAGAGATAAATTATACTTGACTTCATATTCTTTTGCTTTTTTCAATTCATCTTGTAAATGGTAAACTTCATTTTGTAGTTTTTTGCTATTGTCAAATTCATCAACTAAATATTGTTTTATATCAGCAACAGATACCTTTTTTTTATATTTTGGCACTATATTAAATTTCATTTAATCCTCCTTATGTAACTCTTCATAATCACGGTTCAAGCACAAATTTTCTGTATATTCCCAATTACTTTCCCTTTTATTTTCATCATATTCATAAATATATAAATGTGGTGTGCAACCATAATCAGCAATTTTATTGTTTTTTTCAAATAATTTTATAACTACCTTTAATTCTTCTTCGGTTAGTTCCATATTAAACCAGTTGCTATCATCACAACCAATATTTGCTATTTTGTATTTTTTCATATTTTAATCATTCTCCTTTAAATTGTTAATTTCATCTATTAGTTCATTTGTTTTATTCATTAAATATTCACAGTATGCATCAGTTTTATCTTTACTAATCCAAGTGTCTGTATAATCACAATAAAATTCATCTCCATTAGATTTTATTTTTTCTATCTTCTTTGGCTCTTCGATTATTTCTACTTCATCATTTAAATCAGTAAAAAGGTCTATACAATCTGTAAGATATTTATAAGTTTTTACATCTGCATCATAATAATCTTTCTCTGGTGTTCTATAATCATTTTCATCAACATCATATATCATAATGCATGAACTATATTTTATTTTCTTTGGTTGTTTACCATCTTTTACTAATCCTAATAATTCATACATTGTTATTTTCATTCTTAACATCTCCTATTATTTCTTCATATTTTTGTAAAATCTGTCTAAAAATATTCTGTCTTAAACCACCATCTCTATATACTTCTTTGCTTTCATCTTCTAAATATTTTATAAGCTCTTTTTGTTGGGTATAATATTTATCGTGAGTGTCATAAGCACCTTTAAAATACTCAATATTTCTTTCTTCGAGTTGCTTCTTCAATTCTTGATTTTCTTTTAATAAATTGAAAATATTAATTGTTTCTTTTTGAATGCAAACATCTTCCGTTTCATTATATTCACTAGATTTAAATACTGCATTTGCCTTTTTATATATAGATATTTCAATATCTCCATCATAATTTATTATTCTAAATACGTTTCCCATTTACTCATCACTCTCTACTTTCTCTCGATATATTACTATCGACTTTATTGTTACAATTCCATCTATATATCCGCCTTTTTTCTTTAACTCTTTTCTAAATTGTTTTAAATTTTTTTCATAAGTAACACCACTATAACCATCTATAGTAGTAACTTTTGTTTCATAATTATTTTTATCTTTAATCTTCAACATCACTTATATCTCTTTCCATACATCTATCAACTTTTTTCTTAATGTATAAGTATCATTGTTCAAATTATTTTTTATTGTTGCCATTAATTTTAATTTAGTAACATCATCTAATTCATGATTATATATTTTAGTATCTCTGATTAGTGCAAACATACATAACTCAAGTAATTGATTATTTTCATGTCTTATTTCTTCAAGAATATTTTCTATTTCTTGATATTTATTTTTCATCACTTACACCTTCTTTTTCTAATAATCTAGCATATTTATTTGAGATTCTAACTAATTCATTGATTTTATCTTTCATATCTGCTAAATCTTCTTCAAAAAGAGTATTGTTTTTATTAAATGAAAATTCTTCTATCCTTTCTGGTTCTTTATATATAATATCTCCATCATGTTTAGTTGATACCACATAACATTCTAAAGTATCATCATTCCAAAAATGTCTATCATATAATTCTGCTGTATCTTGACATTCTTCCGAATGATTTAATACAAATATATCTTCACAAATAGTTGTTATAGTTCCAAAATAGATTTTATTGTTATATTCTCCTAAAACATATAATCTTCCATATTCATCTTCTTTTGCCTGTTCTAGCATTTTAATAAACTTTTCTTTATTCATTACTTACACCTCTTTTAATATATCTAATAATTCTTTTAATATTTCAGGTATTAACTTCCAACGTGTATTTGTTTCAACATAAGAACCACTTTCATCAGTATTTTTTAAATAATGATTTATCAATTTATTTACTTTATCAATAACTTCTTTTTGCTTTTGGCTTTCTTCTTTCCAATTAACCATTTCATTAAATAATTCTTTAAATACATCTTTAGGTATTAAATAATGGTCTGAGCCTTGTATATAATACTTGTTATAATCTTCTATTTTCATATTCTATTTAAATCCCATTCCCTCATATTCCCAAAATACAGGGTTACCTTTTACTTTTCCACATTTAGTACATATTTCAGTATGATATTCTCCACTTACCAAACCTCTAATGTTATATCCTTGATATGTATGTTTGCAAAATATTCTTTTATAAAATGGCTTTCTCCAACCTATTAATTTTGTAATTGATTTTTTAGTCATTCTGATACCTCCTTTAATACATCTTCAATATCATTTACTATATCTACAAATTCTCTATAGTTCATTTGGTTATTTAAAATATGCTTAAGTTTATCAATAACTTCTTTTTGCCTTTTACATTGCTGTTCTAAATTTTTAATTTCATTTATAAGTTTAGTTTCATTTTTTCTAACTTGTTCTATTGTTCTATTATCCATATTCTTATTTCTCCTATTTATTTTCAATATACTTCTTTAATTCTGGATCATTTTCAGCCAAGGCTCTTAGACAATTTTGATAATTACTATAGTTAGTTTTGTTAGATTCATTTTTCCTGATATATAGTACTGTTATTACTATTGCGTATACAATTAAAATTTTCATATTTTCACCTTTAGATTAAATTTCAATTTCAACTCCGAATGTATAATACTTATCATTCTTCTTTTCAATTAAATTTTTATTATGTTTTAAGATTCTTTCGTAGTTGCTATAACCCAACTTTAATTTTTTTGGCATTGTTCCCGTTTGTTTTTCATATCTTTCAACACTTCTTACAATTCTATCTAGATATTCTTCTATACTTAAATCATCATATTTCGTTAAATATATTGTTGTTCCTTTAAATTCTTTAACCTTTCTTTCTTCATTTCTATTAAACATTTTTATTTCTCCTATATTTCTTTATTAAAACTGTTTTTAAATTCCTCTTTACCTTGTCTCCAAACAACTCTACAAAATTCATGTGCTTTTGATGATAATCTATATTTCTGATATGCATAGTCTTTAAATGCTGTTCTTGTAACCCCTAAGTCAGTACAATATTTATTAGCATTTAGTTGAATTTCTGCCCATCTATTAGCAAGCTGCATAAATACCATAGCCAATTGATATGCGCTTTCTATATCTTCTGGAATAAGACTATAAAAGTCTTCCATAGCACCCTGATATTGCTCAATATCTTGCTTTAATTGTTCTAACATTAAATTATCTCCAACTCTTCATTTTCTAATTTGATGAAATTTTCATATGATAGAATACAATTATTTAAACCACGGCTATCTCTACTTTTTATTAATCCCTTTGGTTCTATTAAAAACACATATTTACCTGTTCTTGCCCAAAAGCTCATTATTGGTTTTAATTTTGTTTTTCCTCGCACATATCCTAACAAATTAATGTGTCCTATAGTTTTTTTGCAAACTTTATGTGGTATGTTTTTTCTTCTCAATATTTCACATGCATGTTCACACATTTCTGTTGATTGTTTCTCGTTTTCAGATAACTTTCTTTCCATTATTTTTCTCCTTATGTCGATGCATAAATTTATAAACCGAATTTAATCCCATATTTTCTAATAACCATTCTGTTGCTTGTTCTTGACTTAAATGTGTATTTTTGACTCTGTTTTCATAATAATTGTTGTATGCTCTATTGTGTAACTCATCATCGTTTACATAATTAGCTTCTACAAAGTAATAATCATAATTAATGGCTTTTATACCATCTAAAGTTCTTGTATCGGTTGCATAAAACACCTTGTATTGAGCAACTTCTATTTTGTAACCACATTGTGGCACATCATGATAAAGCTTTACTGGTTTAACCTTTAAATTATTATTATAAACAGCTTGCTTATTTAGAATATAAACATCAATATTTCTTTTATCTACACCACAATCAATTAATTCTTGTACTAGCCATTTACAACACCCAAATCTTAAAGTTGGTCTATCTTTTGCTAATCTTCGGATTGTGACTTTATTAAAGTGGTCTGAATGAACGTGTGTCAAGAGAACCAGTCTCAATTTTTCAACATGTGGAGTTAGTAGCTTATAACTAACTCCCATGTCGATTGCTATAATGTCATTTATTAGTGTGCAATTTCCATCTGAACCACTATTTAATATCTTATAGTTCATTTATATCAACTTGCTTTATGTTGGAATCATCTTTTATTTCAGCTTCTGGAATGTTTTGATCACCTTGTAATATTACCTTGTCTTCATCTCTTATTTCTGGTAAATCAACATTCATTTCATCAGCTTCATACATTCCTCCAAGATCTTCTACAAAAGCTTCTCTTAAGGCTCTTACTTTTGCTACTTTTTCAATCATTGTAGCTGGTTGTTTAGTCCAGTTAGAGTTTGGTTCTCCATCAGATTTTCTTTGAATTGCTTCTTCTAATGAAACACTAGCCTCAATCGAATTTTCCCAGTCTTTTCTAAAAACTTCAGCCCAACCGCCAACTAATGTTTCTGTTGGAAGTTTAAATGTACCTGTTCTCTTCTTCTCTTCACCATTTTCATTAGTTACAATAATTCCAGATTTCATACCATTATATTTAGGATTTAATACTGCTCTTTTTAAAATTGCATCTTTTCCTACAACTATTGTTGCAGGTGTCTTATTTGAATATTTAATGCAGTATGCCTCTCTCAAAAATGGATTTAAGCCCCTTACCTTACATAATTCGGTAAACATTTTAAATTCTGGAATTGTAATTTGTGCACCAGTACCTACAATGTAATCTTGTACTATCTGTGGTGTTAATTTAATTTGTTGTCCATCAACTTCATATGTTACTGCTAAGTTTTTTTGTAATTGTTCTTTATTATTCATAGTGATCCTCTACTTTCCTTAATTGTCTATATTTTCCTTCGATACTTTTTAAAGTATTAGCAACAATTTTTGCCGATTCTTTTGGTCCAATAAATTCAAACGCTAATAATACTATTTCATCTTGCCTTTGTACTTTAGGAGCAGATAAGCTATCTATTTTCTTTAACATCTCTTCATCGTTTATTACCTGTTCTTTTGCTGACTCTTTTTCTTGCTTCATCTCTTCTAGTTGTTTATATCTGTCCATGACTAAGGCTATTGATTCAGCTGACTTAAGATTCTTTTTATACTCAATTAAAATTTCTTCTTTATGCTCTAAAGTGTTAATCAAATCTACATCTTTAGCGCATCTATCAACAAATTCATTTATTTGATCTTGAACTTTCTTAGTTAAATTACCTGTAGATGTTAATAAGCCTTTTGTTACCGATATGTTCATCTGACTGAAATTAACAAAATCAATATTCTTACTTTGAGCATATTCATTGAAATATGATTCAATTTTTTCTCTTACTTTTTCTAATTGTTCATCATCAAATGCTTTTACTTGTACGTTGATCAGATTATAAGTTTCTTTTAGTAGTTTCTCAGTTTCTTTTGCTGTGTCTTCAAATAATTTTATTGGTTCGTTATATTTAGCAACAATTTGTTTTCTAAAATCTTCTACTTGCTTTTTAAATTTGTTTATATCGGCCTTTTCCTTTTCTGCATCCTTTTTTGTTACAGCAGTAAAAACTACGCCTGTATAATATTCTTTCACTTTAATTGCATATTCTTTTACCTTTTTGATGTTATCTTCTATTTTTGATGTTCCTATTATTTCAGCATTAATTTCTTCCTTAAATTCTGGCTTTATTAGTGTTTTTTCTTCTAATACTTCTGCATCTTGGATATCTTTCATTTATTCATTTCCTCCAATTTTAACAAACTCACCATTGTGGAGCGCGTAGTATGTATTTTCTAACAATTTTTTCCCGATTTCATAGCTAAAATTTCTACATCTCATTTCTTTATTAGTTGCTTTATAACCCTTCATTATATATTTCCCTTCTTATATTTCATTTTGATTTTTTCTATATCCTGACGATATTTTTCTATCAATTCTTTTTGATAAATATTGTTATCTTCCTGTAGTGCTATAATCTTATTTTGCAATTTTATTAATTTATCCTTTATTTTTATTGCATCTTCTAGTGATGCCTCATACTTTAACTCAAGCGTATTTTTTTGCTTAATGGTATTCTTTTTTTTAAACATTCTTCGATTCCTCCTCAAAATCATTTATTAATTCTTTTAACATTTCGATTTGGTTTGATGCTGTAGTTTCTTCAGAAAATATTGACTTTATATCATCAAGTAAACCGTTATATCCCGTTATCTTTGTTTCTAATTTTTCATAATCAGAATATGGCACTTTAGCCCTATTTTCTAAATCTTCACAATAATCATCATATCCTGGGTAATAACTACTCAAATCTCTCGTATCCATTGCTCAAATCCTTTCTATTAATTGTTTTAAAAGTCTATTCCGAATACTGATACATCTAAATTTTTTGTTACAATAACATCACTGTTATTAATTTTTATTCCAGATATTCTGCTACGAATTATATGTATGTCGTTTAAAATAAGATTTTTATATTCGTTTGTTTTTTCGACATCATTTGTTACATATTCTTCATAATTATCTAATATTCGTACTAACTTATTTAGTTCATTTGATTTTAAATTTATTGATTTCATATCATCTCTTTTAACAAGTTATTTATTTCTTGCTTTTCTTGATCCTCCATTTCTAAACTTTCATTTTTCTCAAAAAACCATTTTGGTAAATTTTCATCTGGTAAATATTTCACTATTTCATCTATTCTTGGAAAAAACTGTTGATATTTCAAAACCATTTTGGTGGCATTAATAAAATCTTTTTCGCGATAATCCTTTAAAATTGAATAATAAACTTTAAAATCGATATCATCGTGTTGTGTGTCCTTATAGTTCCGTTTTAATATTTGCCAATATGTATTAAATGTACTTAATCGAAGCTTAACTCCACACTCCACTTCCTTATCCATATTCCTCTTCCTATTTCCTTATTCCTTATCCTAGATGACCCTGGCTTTTTTATTGGCTCACAGCCAAATTAGAGCCAGCCTAATGATTGGTATTATTTTGGCTACCATTTTTATATTGTTTAAAGCTGTTATCTAAAATTGGTTTTATTAATAGCCAAACAGTAGCCAACGTACCCTTAAAATTAGGCTCATAATTATCCTCAAAAGAGTACTTTATAATTGCCTCATACATCCTAGGTTTATCTTTATTTGTAAGGGTTTCAACAGCCTCATAGAAACTTCGCATAAAGTAAAATTTATTTCTATCTTTTTTTGTTTTCATATTCTATTCAAGTCTTTCCTTTTTCCAATTTAAGATGTAAGTCATTTTTAGCATTTGATTTGCCCTGTGCTTAAAATTATTAATCGTTTCTTTAATTTCTTCTTCACTTTTGCAAATATAAAATCCACCATTTTTACCAGAAACTGAACCAATTATTTGTGAAAATTGTTCGTTTTCTCTTATATTTTGAATAATTTTTCGCAAACTTTTATCACTATTTACGTGAAATTTTGCTCTTAAATCTTTATTTTTTATCAAATTTTCTCTTCCTAAATGATTGTTTAATAGATAACTATATATCTGTTCTTCTAACATATGAACACCTCTGAATTTGACTTATTAGCAATATCATGATATAATGTACCCGTTAATTTAATTAACAAGGACTTAATTTGCGTGCTGGCTGTTAAGTCTTTTTTTTGTTCTTTTTTCATTTTTTTCTCCTTTCTATAATGTAATAATTGCTGAAATGTTGAATATCAAAGCTACTACAGTTAATAAAGCAAATAATACATATTTGTTTATTAGTTCTTTTTCTTCTTCGTCAAAGAAGTAATCAATTATGTTTTTCATTTTTTCTCCTTTTTAAAATCCAAACTTCTTTCTAACCAATTTAGTTAAAGCTAATAATGTTTTACTTTCTGGCCGAAACATATTCTTTTGTTTCATTTCTTCTCTTATTTCTTTTATGTATTTTATTGCTGTCGCATATGTTATTCCAGGAATGAGTTTTTGCAAATCATAAGCTGATATATAAAATTGATTTAGTATTTCTTCATTTGTCTTGTCAGGAACATTTTTTTTCATACTATAACTTCCTTTCTCTCTAACATCTAATGAGTATCAAAATTGCTATTTCTTAAATTCCTATTTATAATCATCTTAGAAAGTGAGGTGATATAAATAGTAAAATTTTACTTAAGATATTGGAAATGCTCTTTGTCCCAACAATTAGCATCAATGTAAACATTAATAAAATTTACAAATCTAATATTGATAAGAAGTAGAAATTCTTCTTTTTTTGATACTCACTAGATGTTAGAGTTTTTTTACTTTTTAGATATTATTCTTTTTTACTAATTATTTTCACTTTTAGTGAATTAAAGCGGTAAAAAAAATTCATTAATATTGCATCCAATTATTGTGGCTATATCATTTAATCTATTAATAGAATAACTAAATGGATGATTTTTGATATTAATATATGTTCTTTCAGTAATATCTAATTTGCTGGAAATATCGTTATCACTTATGCCATATCTCTTTTGAATTGCTTTAATGTTTCTTACTACTTGTTCTTCATTCGTTTCCATACATAACCTCCTATCTATTCCAATTGTAATTCACTATCAGTGAAATGTCAAGCGATTTTTCACGAAAAGTGAAATAATTGTTGTAAATAAGTGAAAAATGATGTATAATCAGTTCAAGGAGGAAAAAATGACAAACTATTTTTCAAAAAATATTAGTTATCTTATTGATAATGGTATTATAAGTGTAGATACAATTTTGAAAATTACAAATCATAATAGTCCAGGTCTAGTTTCCATGTGGAAAACTGGGGAAAGAAACATAATGACAAATGACTTGATTGCCATTGCAAATTTTCTAAATTATACTGTTGATGATTTAATTAATAAAGATTTAACAAAAAAAGATACCGCTTTATCAAAAAGTGAGTTAGATGTTTTATTTGACAAACACAAAGACATATTAACTGATGATGATAAAGAAACCATTAAATTTATAATTGAAAAAAGGAAAAGAGAAATCGATAAAGAACTTGATGGAGAATAAATATTAACTAAGTATGCTAGTACAGATGCTTAATATAGATTAAAGAATAAAGAGGTATTAAGTATGATTATAGAACTATTAAAAGGTAATATAACCCAAAAGGAATTATTAAACCAATATAATGCCAACATCACTTACACAAGATTAGATAAAGGTATTAATGGATTTGTATTCAACTATAGAGGCATTTATAATATTGTAATAAACTCAAACTTGTCCTACTACAAAAGAAAAAAATCAATACTGCATGAACTTGCTCATATTGAATTATCACATTTAGATCAAGACAAATCATTACTCGAATTTAATAGAGTTGGTTTTGAAGATGAAGCTGATAGATATATTAAGTTTTTGTTGGAAAGTGTCGTGAAATAATTATGGCAAAAATATTGGAAAAAGATATTCTATGTGATTGCATAGAACAATATATTGAAATTGCTAATAAAAATCCAAATACACTAAATAGTTATTGCCTTATCATTGCATTTTTATTTCAGCTAAAAAAACAATATCCACAATATGATTATTACTTTGCTAAATACATTAATTCATTTAAAGACAAGGGAATATTAGAGTATTATACAGAAAACAAAGACAAGAATATTGCTGATATATATTTTACAAAATATACTGGCAATATAACCAAAGCAGATGGAATAATAAATGGTTATATCCACGATTGCCCAAATAGATTTTTTAATTTCATGATTGCAATTGGTATAATAGGATCACCAAATAGTGAAGATAAAAGATTATTACTTGCTAAAGCATATAGTTGGAATTCTTATGTTTTCGTTAAGCAAAGCATATATTATACTGATTTATGCCTAAAAAATAATAAAAATGATGCTTTTCTACTCGAACTCAATGCTGAAAATCATTTAAAAAAGAGAGAATATGACATTTCACTAAATTATTATAAAAAAGCATTAGCTATTTCTAATAATTCATATTTATACAAACGAATCATAAGCGTTTACAAAAAAGACAATAATTTAGATGGTGCAATTGAATTTTTAAAAAGAGAAAAAAAGTCTTTTAAAAATTTATTTAATAAAGAAAGAAAAAATGATATTAATAAATATTTAAGAACTCTTGAAAGCAAAAAAGTAGTGTGCAAGGAAGAAAAAAAGATTAAATAATTAAAAAAAGACCTCGTGCGCCAACACGAAGTCATAGTATAGAAAAAATAAAATAGTCCCTGACAAGACATTCTTTTTTCTATGCCCTAATTTTACACTAATTAGAAAAAAAAGTAAAGATTGGAGTTGATAAAATGGCAGTATATAATGAAAAGAATAAATCAAAATGGACTAAAGATAACAGGCATTGGTATTACAGAAAAAGTTACAGAAACTCTGAGGGCAAAATTAAATATTATAGATCTAAAATGTTTCTTACAAAGCAAGAGGCAGAACAAGAGGAATTACTATTTGTTACTAAACGTGATAATCCAACATTGGTTAAGTTTAGCATTGTTGCTAATGATTATTTTAAAAATTTAAGTTTAATTAGGAAACAATCTACCGTTTATTCATATACAAAGGACTATAACAATCATATTATGCCCTATTTTGAAAGTTTTTACATTAATGATATAAATATAATAAAAGTCAAGAAATGGGCTGAGAGCCTACAAAAAGCAGGTATTTCGGTATCATATATGAATAAGATTTACAATATTCTATGTAATATATTTGATTATGCAATAAAAAATTATAATTTAAAGGAAAACCCGGTACGTTTATATGGACCTTTTCAAGAAAAAAAAGATAGGATTATTAGTGATGAAGATAAATTAAGATATATTACTTATGATGAATTTAATAAATTTATTTCTGTTGTTGATCTTCCACTTTGGAAAGCATTCTTTACTTTTGCATATTATACAGGATGTAGGCGTGGCGAAATTATCGCTTTAACATATAAAGATATAAATTTTGATACAAATGAAATATCAATTAACAAAACTTTATATGAAGAAGTAAAAGGAAAAACGTGTATTACATCAACTAAAAATAATTTGAACCGTAAAATAAAAATGAGCAAGACATTGAGGGAATGCTTACTTAAATACAAAAAAAGTCAAATGAAATATGCTGATTTTAGTGAATCGTGGTTTCTATTTGGTGGAACAAAATATTTGCCGAAGACAACAATTGCAAGATACAAGCATAAATATTTTAAGCTGAGTGGAGTACATGAGATAACTATGCATGAGTTTAGGCACAGTCATGTTTCTTTATTAATAAATGAGTATATAAAAGTATCAAAAGAAAAAAACATGAAAGTAGATACTGCTAAGTTTTTCTTGATGATGTCTAACAGAATGGGTCATACTATTCAAGTAATGCAAAATACATATATGCATTTATTTCCAACAATACAAGACGAGATTGTCGACTTATTAGACAATCTTTAAAAAACATCTAAAAATAAGAAAGGAAAAATAATTGTCCTAAAGTTGTCGTAAGCAAAATAAAAACGTTGATATATCAACGTTAAATTACTAATGGTCGGGAAGACAGGATTTGAACCTGCAACCCCTTGGTCCCAAACCAAGTGCTCTACCAAGTTGAGCCACTTCCCGATATATGGTGCGCTCGAAGGGATTCGAACCCCTGACCTTTTGGTTCGTAGCCAAACACTCTATCCAGCTGAGCTACGAGCGCATGCCACTTCCAACATGAGAACAGTTAAATAATATCACAATTAATTAATGCCGTCAATACTTTTATAAAATTTTTATATACTTTCTCTGAAATAGTGTTATAATATTGTTATTTATTGGAAAGGATTATTATATGCAAGAATTATATAACCACAATAGTTTATTTAGAAAGAAGTATTTTGAAAATTTGTCAAATAGATTTATCCATGCTAGTCTAGCTATTGAAGATATGTATGGAAATTTAAATGATACTAGCCAGGCATTAAAATTATATTTTCAGTCTCAAGCCTTAGAATACGCATTTGATATTGATACTAAGGAAAAACTTACTATAAATAATATTAAGGAGATTGAAAGAATACTAACAAATGAACAGTATGATAATTTTAGAACAACTAAGGTAGAAGTAAATGGTTCAAAATTAGAAAGAGCTAAACCACAATATATTTATATGGAAATGTATCAATTGTTTGATAATTATTATAATATCTGGAACGAGCTAGATCCTTATTTAAGGGAGGCTATGTTTCATATTAAATTTTTACAAATTCACCCATTTGAAGATGGTAATGGAAGAACAGCTAGAATTATTTTAATCAGAAATTTATGTGCTAATAACGATATTCCTTGTGTAATTACGAAAGAAGTAAAAAAAGAATATTACAGTTATATAGAAAATTATGATCCCGATGGTTTAGCAATTTTTTTGAAAAAACTTGCGGATAAAGAACTTGATACTATGACAAGTATATATAATGTATTAAATGATAAAGGAATGATATGGTCAAATAATATGACTGATGAACAGCTTAAAAGATATGCTGAATTAAAAGATGGTAAAGTATTAGAAAATACGAAACAGTTACCTACTCTAAACTATCCCCTTAGAAATTTAAAGGGCTTACTTGAATTATTTGAGCATGGCGTAAATACAGCTAACAATCCTGAATTAAATTCTACAAGAATACATAGAATTTTGCAGGTATGTGATAGTGAAAGTGGTGACCAGGTATTATATTATTTAGATTCTGAAACTATGGTTGTAAATATTAAAGGAAATGAGAATATATTTAAAATGAAGGCAGCTGACAGAAATATTAACTTTTTAATTAATGATCAAAAAGTGTTAGCTGATGAATTTGAATTTGAATTAAATAATAAACCAAAAATTAAAACAATGAAGTAGATTTATATTATATCTCTTATCGTATGATAGGAGATTTTTTTGAAATAAAAAAAGCATCATGCGATGCTTGGTTATTTATCTCGAAACTCGAGTTTTTATCAAACTGGTGGCTCCAGCGGGAATCGAACCAGCGACACAGGGATTTTCAGTCCCTTGCTCTACCGACTGAGCTATGAAGCCATCTGGCGGTCTCGACGGGGCTCGAACCCGCGATCTTCTGCGTGACAGGCAGACGTGTTAACCAGCTGCACCACGAGACCACTTGGTTGCGGGGAGAGGATTTGAACCTCTGACCTTTGGGTTATGAGCCCAACGAGCTACCGAGCTGCTCCATCCCGCGATATATAATGGCGGAGGAAAAGGGATTCGAACCCCTGCGCCACTTGCGTGACCTCCCGGTTTTCAAGACCGGTCCCTTCAACCAGACTTGGGTATTCCTCCACTCGTTGTTCTATTTCGAACGACAAA